CACAAATGTAGCAATTTCGACCGAGATTGGCAATCCTAAAACGAACAACGCCCGGAAGCGGTTAAGCCCCGGGCGCAGTTCTTAACTCTGCATTTCTGAAGGTCTAGACCATGTGGCAAGTTTCGTCAACACAAAATTGCACAATACTTCAATAGATTCAGTTTGTTAGTTCACTTGGTAGGCGAGTGAAACTGATCACGAACTGTCGCTGCGGACCCGGAACAGACGGCATATAGCATCGAGACCATGACAAAGGTTGGTGATATCCGCAGCCGGCCAGCTCGATGCTTCGGCGTCGTAGCAAACCACGGCATGGACCAAGGCACTGGGCCTGCGTCCGGTCCTGCCAGGCGCGTCGCTGTCGGCCGTCCGCAACATCAGAACCGCACTGGCGGCCTGCCTGCGTACCTTCGCGACCAGCGCCGGGTCATGGTCAGGCGCACTGCCACCGAAGATGCCTTCGTTGATGAGCAGGGCAGTCACCGATCGCGGCTGATCTGTCGGCAGGCCCATGACGGCGCGGTTGCGCGCCATGATCTCACCGTACAATTCGCCGGCAGCAAACTGCTCTGCCGTGACAGCTCCTGCAAATGCCAGCCTACCCAGCGCCGTGCCCAACCGTTCGTCCTTCGCTTGCCTGGCGCTCACCCCGTAATGGCGCTGCCGGGCTTCGAGAACCGTCGCCGTGACCTCGCGCTGGGTTTCCCCGGCACCGGGCTGGACCAGCTTGCCCGACGGGTGGCGGCGGCCCGGCTTGCGCTTACGCCCCTTTGCCACGGACGCCTCCATAGAGCCGTTCGCCGATCGCCCGGAGGGCTTCACGCTCCATGACACTGAGCCGCTGGTCACTGACCGACACCGCCAGAATGCCATTGCGCCAGCCATCGCGTTTCAGCTCCTCGCCGTCGCGCTGGCGTGCGCTGTCGTAGATTCGGGAGGTCATGCTCATGAGCGCACCTCCGGCAGCAGCGCGGCATAGCCGATGACATCGACGACGCTGTCGACGTGCCCTGGATCATAAGCGAGCCGGACAAGCTTTAGATCAATCATGCACAGCGCGACCTGTGCCGGGGTGACTGGGGTGCCCAGCGTGATCGACCAGCGCGCCGCAATGGCGCGAAACTGATCGGCAGCCTCGCCGTAATCGTCGCGGCGTTCTTCCAGCACCTTGGCGGTGTGGCCGAGAATGGACCAGCTGGTCATCGCACACCTCCACGGGTCTCGATGGCCCAGAGCAGGATGGCGATCGCATCAGCCTCGTTGTCGTCGGCGGGCGCAAAACCGCGCAGCCGCACCGCGTCGATCACGGCCGCCTTGTCGGCATTGCCCTTGCCGGTGATGAACCGCTTGATCGTGCCGACTGGCACGCCCTGATAGGCAACCAGGTGTTCCTCGCACCATGCAGTCAAAACGCCGAGCAGGCCGCCATAAACATGGGCGGCATCGGTGCCGACATGCCGGCGGCATTCTTCAAAGTAGACCGCCTCGATCGGCCCGGCATCGAGATCGAGCTGCTCCAGCCAGCGCCGGAAGCGCAGGAACCGCATGCCGCCGCCATCAAAGCGGGTGTGTTTGAGCGACACGGTGCCGCTGGTGATGAAATCGTCGCCGGCCTGGAGCGCCCATCCGGCGGTGGTGCCCAGATCAAGGGCGAGAACAGCTCCGCGGGTGATAGTCCCGCTGAGCTGGGCTTTGGGCGTATTGGCGCAGGCAACGGGCTGCAATTCTGACAGGGTCATGACGACCTCCTCTTCGCTTTGGGCGGTCGGGGCGAGGCTGTGGGCCGGTGAAGGCTGGGAGCTCGCCCGAACCCGAAGATGGGTCTGGTCAGGTCGTCATCTGGACAGGGGCGCCGTCCGAGATCTTTCTTGGGCTTCAAGCGGGCCGATTGAAACTTTTGAGCCCCCAAGCCCTTGAGACGTATGGGTAATATATAATCATTCAATTATTATTATTTTTATAAGGGGATACCTCTCTTCTTATAAAACGCGCGCGTACGCGAGGTATATATAGGGCTCTCCTTGAAAGATTGAATGATCTCCTGTTTCTCAATTTATGTGGTATTAACATGAACTTGCATGGCGCAAAGTTGCATTTGATGGATTGGGCGCCTTTGAAGGACCTGGCGGACATGGTGTGGTTCATGGTTTCCCGACCTCCCGCAATTCAACTTTTCGTCCGCTCGCATCGCGCCATCCACCGGACCAGCGGGCCAACCGGTAGACCATAGCCTGCCGCGTCGCTGAACCACGCATGCCGGTGGTGATGTCGCCGCTCTCGATCAGGGTTTGGATGATATCATCGCGGTCCCGGGATTTAAGCCACTGGGTCCCACGGGTTAGCTCAGACTTGGTGATCCCCTTGGCGCCTGCGGCCCGGATGATTTCGCGTAGCCGTTTGAGGTACGCCTCCGTTTCGGTATCGGCCACGTGGCGGTCGATAGCTTCCATCGCACGCTGGGCGTAGTGCCGGACGAAGTTGATGGCCCATTCCGCGTCGTCGATCGCAATGGAAGGGCCGGCTGGATCACGACCAACTGCAACGATCATGGCGAGCTTCGTGGCGATTTCCCCGATGCGTGCCAGGATGGCAGTGAACGCCGTGCCCGAGGCAGCGCGCAGTTCGCCTGTAAGCTCCTCGCTCAACGCCTTGAACCGGTCACGGGCATCAGCGGTCATTGGCACCGTGGTCAGCACCAGAGCTGTCTGCGGCCCCGAGGTGGCGCCCACCAGATTGCCGCGCTGCTGCCCGCCACCGCAGGCCAGCAATTGCAATCCGTCAATGAGGTTGGCTGGCGGAGTACGAAGACCGACAGCGACGTTTTCATCCGGATAGTCTTCGTCGCTGGGCAGGATCAGGAAGCGGGCCAGCGAGCCGTCCACCACATTGGCCCCTTGCAGCGCACCCCAGAAGTGCAGCGGGGTCGTGGTGCCGTAGACGCTCAGGCAGGGCTGGACGATATCGCGCCGCTCGTTTGTGCCATCGCGGTTGGCGTATTCCGCACCAAGGAATATCCCGCCGGCCGAGGTGTAGAGCTCGGTCATGTTGTCGAGGATCTCGGTGATGTGGCGCGGGCTGCGTTTACGGTCTGCGGCGGCCGAGAGGAACATCCCGAACTCATCGATCTGAAACAGGATCGCCGGCTGGCGATGCAAGGCAGTCAACAGCCCCGCGCCAGACGCGATCTTGTTGCCGCCCAGATGGTTCGACAACCCGGCCCCGAACAGTACTTCGTTGATGATCTCACGGGAATGGTTCTTGCCCGAGCCGCTGTCGGCGATTCCAACGACATACAGGTTGGAGCGCAGGTTGCTCTCCGTGCGGTACAGGCGGCCCATCAATGCGCCGATCGCGCATAGACTGGCCCCCAGCGAGAGCAAGGGCTGCGGCCGGCGGGCTGTTGAGATCATGTATTGGGTGAGATCCCCGACAAGCCCGCCCGGTATCGTCAGGTTAAAGGTGGGCTTGGTTTCAACCGGACCACCCGAAGCGTTCTCACCATCAAGTCCCGCCAGGAGGCCTGCAGCCGGGTGGCTGGCACCTTTCGGCAGGCCACCATCGAGAACCAGGCAGGGATCCGGCTTCCAGCCGCGTTCCATGGCGAGGTGGTAGACCGTGCCTGCGCCGATCCGGTCCGGGCGAAAGCTGGTCCACGCCTTTTCAGTAGCCGCGACCTCATTCTTTAATGCCTGATCAGACCAATCGGTGAAGACATCCTTGCCGGCCTCACCAAGGCTGCCCTTGATGGCCATGCCGATCCGCACCCAGCTATCATAGTCGAGGTCATTGTTGGGGATGTGGCTCAGTGCGGAACAGATGGCCTCAAGGGTGCCGGTCTGGTCCTGCCATTCTGCAATACCGAAACCATGACGCTTCATCTCGCAGAGATATCGTTCGCGGTCGCACGTGGTGCCCACGCGGTCGTGCTGATGGATCAGGCTGGCTGGCACATGACCGACAAGCTCGATATGCCCGGCAATATCAGCATCATCGCGCTGCCGTCGAAGTGCCCGGAACTCAACCCGGTCGAGAACATCTGGCAGTTCATGCGCGACAACTGGCTCTCCAACCGCGTCTTCACGTCCCACGATAACATCATCGACCATTGCTGCGAGGCGTGGAACAAGCTCATCGATCAGCCCTGGCGCATCATGACCATCGGGCGTCGCAAATGGGCCCGTGGGTCATGATC